ATTGGTGAAACAGATAAACAGTTTACAGCTTACTTTAAATCTGAAAACTTTAAAATGATTTCTGATGATTATGATGTGGCAATTTCTAAAGCCAAAGTAAGTCATTTCATTAATAGAAGTAAACCAGTTCAATACTGGATCGCATTAGAACCAGACTCGGAGTTTTAATATGGACAAACCTGTCGTTATGACACCAGAGGAGGAAGATAGAACCGCCGGTGTTGATAGGTCTTTTGATGGTAATGTTTATTCAGAAGAAACACCTATCAAAGTTTTAAAAAGAGAACATCATTCAGTTACAAGTACCTTTGACTATTATCCTTTACCATCAGAAATAATCAAAGAATTTGGTTCAATAGAAAACTTTGAAAAATGTATATCTGAAGATTCTGATTATGAAGATCAAATTAGAGCTTGGCAATTTTTAGATGAAATGGGCCATAGTAATAGAGAAGATGACTGGTGGACAGACCGTAAAGGTGGTTACGAAGTCGATTACGAAATAATTAAAAATGATTAACTTGGAGTTTATATTATGTCAGATTTTTTATGGGTTGAGAAGTATCGACCTAAAATAATAGAAGATTGTATTTTATCAGAAGATTTAAAACAAACCTTCTTAGAGTTCGTTAAGAAAAAAGAAATACCTAATTTACTTTTATCAGGCACACCAGGCACAGGTAAGACTACTGTAGCTCGTGCTTTATGTGAAGAAATGGGTGTAGATTATATTATCATAAACGGTTCAGATGAAGGCCGTCAGATTGATACATTAAGAAACAAAATTAAAAACTTTGCTTCAACCATTTCACTTACTAAAGAAGCCAATCATAAAGTTGTAATCATAGACGAGGCCGATTATATGAACGCCGAATCGGTGCAACCTGCATTAAGAAACTTTATAGAAACGTTTTTTAACAACTGTAGATTTATCTTTACTTGTAATTTTAAAAGCAGAATTATAGAAGCATTACACAGTCGTTGTACTGTTATTGATTTTAGAATTACAAATGGTCAAAAGGTTAAAACGGCCGCAAAATTAATGAATAGATTATCTATCATATTAAAAGATGAAGGTATAGAATTTGATAAAAACGTATTAGCAGAAGTTATACAAAAACACTATCCTGATTTTAGAAGAACCATAAATGAATTACAAAGATATTCTGTTCGTGGTAAAATAGACAGTGGTATTCTTTTTAGTTTAAAAGAAGAAAACTATAAAGATCTTATCGTTAAATTAAAAGACAAAGATTTTAATGGTATGAGAAAATGGGTTTCACAAAACCTAGACCACGGGCCAACTCATTTATTTAAAGAAATCTATGAGCTTCTTTATTTACATTTAGACCCTAAATCTATACCACAGGCAGTTTTAATTATTGCCGGCTATCAATATAAAGCGGCCTTTGTTGCCGACCAAGAAATTAATATGGTTGCCTGCTTAACCGAAATAATGGCCGGTTGTAAATTCAAATGAGTTATGAATTAAAAGACTATCTAAAGGCCATTAACGAAACAAGTGAACCATTACTTGACAGTGATGACTCTTTATGGGAAAAGAAGTTTCCACCCTACATTATAAACCGTTGTCTTTCTATGTTTTGGGACACATTAATGCCGGCCAACGAAATGAATGGTTTACACTTTCTTCCTAAAAAAGTACAATTTCATTTTTTAATAAATAGTGTAAGAAAAAAGAAGCGATTTGGTGGCAAGTGGTTATCACAGGCCAAATTGAAAGACTTAGAGTATGTAAAAGAGTATTATGGATATGGTAATGAAAAGGCGAGAGAAGCACTAACAATACTATCCAAAGAACAGATTGAACATATTAAGAGCAAACTTTATAAGGGTGGGAGAAATTAATGAGTGAGAGCATTAAATGGTCAATTCAGGATATGTTAGAGGTAACTATCAAACAGCCTGATGATTTTTTAAAAGTAAGAGAAACACTTACAAGAATAGGTGTGGCGTCCAGAAAAGATAAAACTTTATTTCAGTCTTGTCATATTCTACATAAACAAGGTAAATATTACATAGTACATTTTAAAGAGTTGTTTGCTTTAGATGGCAAACTTGCTACACTATCAGAAAATGATATTCAAAGAAGAAATACAATTGCAATTTTACTACAAGATTGGGCATTAATAGATATAGTGCAAAAAGAAAAGGCTGAAAACAAAGCACCTTTAAGTCAAATTAAAGTATTGCCATTCAAAGAAAAAAAAGAATGGACACTATCGGCTAAATACAATATTGGTAAAAAGATTACAAAAGATGATGAAACAACAGGTGAGTAAATGCAAGTTCCAAAGTTTAGAGATTTTATAAACGAGGCTAAAAAACCTAAAGACAACGAACCAATTACAATAGTTGTCATTACCAAATCTTCGCCTAAAGTAAGAAAACAAAAAACTGGTAATCGTAAGACTAAAAAAGAAATTACAGTTAGTTTTATACAAAGGTCTTGTAAGAAAAGAAAAATACCTTGTTTTATAATCAATACTAAACACTCAATCATTACAGATAAAGACGAAGAAAAAAATTCATTAACCATTTATAACTATGATGGTGAAGATGGTGAACAAACTTTTATAGGTAAAAACACAGTTGTTATTACTAGAGCAGGCGCTATTGAAGATGAAGCAGGCCTTTCTTTAATATCTGCCTTTCAAAATTCTGGTGCCTTTATGTTAAACACTAGGTCATCAATGTTAACTTGTGATAATAAACTAACGTCTGCTCTACTATTTGAAAAGTTTAATATACCTACACCAAAGACCGCTTTTGTATCAAACGAAAAGAATATAGACAGTGCATTAAAGATTATAGGTGATAAATTTCCAGTAGTAGTAAAAACATTAACAGGCACACAAGGTATTGGTGTAGTAAAGGTAGACAGTTACGATTCATTAATATCAGTAGTACAGGCTTTATTTAAACACGATGCCGAATTATTATTACAAGAATATATGCCAACAGATTCAGATGTAAGAACCTTTGTTGTAGATAATAAAATATTTGCTTGCACAAGACGAGTAAAGAAAAAAGGTGAATTTAGATCAAACGTTCATAGAGGTGCAGTAGCAGAACCATATAAACTATCAGATGAAGAAATTGAAATAGTATTAAGAACGGCTAGAGCATCAAAGGCCTATATCGTAGGTGTAGACCATATTATATTCAAAGATAAAATTTATGTATTAGAGGTTAATGGTTCACCAGGCACTGGTGCTGATTATGAAGGTTATCATTACGAAGATTATGCTGATACACCTAACACAACAGGTCCAATTAAAGGAAAACAATTAGTAGATAATATAATTGATTATATAAACAATAGGGACAATTGGGATCGTCAATCAATATTAGAAGTTGGTTATATTGAAACATTAGAATTAAGTGGTGTTGGTTTAATTAGAGCAAAATTAGATACAGGTAATGGTGCTGAAGTAAGTGCATTACACGCTGAAGAAATAGAAATTAAAGATGGTAAAGTTTCTTGGAAATATGATGGTAAAAAACATACAAGTAAACTGGTACGTAAAGTAAAAATTTTCAGAGCAAACGTAGATGATGACAAAGGCGAAGAAAGGCCAGTTGTTAAATTAGATGTAACATTTAATGGATTTGTTTATAAAGATATAGAATTTGGTTTAGATGAAAGAATTAGATCACGTAATGATGTTTTGTTAAATAGAGATATGATAAGAAAATTTAACGCCTCGGTAAATCCAAACCGAGAATTTGTGTTAAGTAGAAGAATCAAACCTATTGACAAAAAAGACAAAGTGTAATATAATACAATAAAGGATACATAATGAGCAATTTGAAAATATTTAGACTCTCAACAGGTGAAGATGTTATTGGTCAAAAGATTGATAACAACAATTCAGAAGTAACAGATATAAAACAACCATTTGTGATTGTACCAATGCAATCAAAACCAGGTGGGCCTGTTTCATTAGCATTAACACCATATATGCCTTATGCTGAAGAAGATGTTGTGTCTATCAAAAGACATAATATAGTAGCAGAGGTAAATCCAAAAACAGAAATAGGAAATTCATACAATCAACATTTAGGCACAGGAATTATAGAAGTTAAAAAACCTAAACTTATTATTGATTGATGATAACAATATATTTTGTAAGAAACGGCTCTAAGATAAGAGTTGAGGTGCCTATTGGCCGAACTGTAATGGAAGCGGCCAAAAATTTTAGTCAAGTTTCTATACCTGAAATACCGGCAGATTGTTATGGTTGTTGTGCTTGTGCTACTTGCCACATCTATGTAGATGAAAAATGGATTGATAAACTACCTAAAATAAACGATAATATGGCAGAATTAGAATTACTAGAATACGAAAAAGGTTATAAAGAAGGCGTGAGTAGATTAGGTTGTCAAATCTTTTTAACAAAAGAACTAGACGGATTGATTTTACATTTAAGAGATGATGATACTAAAACCACTGAACAAATACACGGCAGCTGAGTTTGTAGCATCAAGGCATTATTCAGCAGTGATGCCTAAACTTACAAAATATTATCTAGGTTGTTTTATACAAGATGAATTAGTAGGTGTAATTACTTTTGGTTGGGGAACAAGACCTAAACATACTA